TCAATACCGAAACGCATCTGGACCTCCAAATCTCATTGATGAGATCACCTATATAGATAAGGTGAGCAAAACTATGATTTCTGGCAATGGAGGGCATTACGGCTATCCTAATTTCCCGCCGGATCGTGATATCGGTGGTCCTTTGAACCTTGTAGGGTTCGAGACTAACCGAAATTACATACCGATCGGAGAAATATACAAATCCTTCGGGACCGACCAATATTATACGGGCGGTCTCGTTGTAAATGTACCGGATGCCACGATTTCAGGATCTTATATCCCTGATTCTCGTGGGGCCGAAGCCTACAAGAAGATGAAGCCTACTAAGCCTGTGTTTGCGGGCCTTAACGCCATAGTGGAGTTAAGAGATCTGCCTCGCATGCTTAGGCAGAGGATCAACGATATTAGGCACATACCAGATTACTGGTTAGCGCTCCAATTTGGTTGGAAACCTCTGCTTTCAGATATTCGAAGTTGCTTTATGTTTCAACAAAAAGCACAAGAACGTCTGAAACAACTTCTACGTGACAATGGTCGACCCGTCCGGAGAAAAGTTAATCTCCAAGACGACATTGACTCAGTTACTACAACTTCAGGAACGACGAATCCATTCAGGCCCTTTTGGGGTGCTGGATGGGCGTCAAACATGAAGTGGGTCAATGTACAGACAACTGGTAACCGGTGGTGGGCAACAGCCCGTTTCCGATATTGGTTGCCTGATGGTCCCAAGGATATGGATTGGACGACTGGAATGAAGCGCCAATTATTTGGACTTTATCCATCGCCTACCGTTATTTATAACGCCATACCTTGGACCTGGCTAATTGATTGGTTTACAAATGTAGGAGATGTCATTGACAATCTCCAAACAGGAGTAGCCGATCGGTTAGCGGCGACGAACTTCTATATCATGAGGGAAAGGTGGTTAAAGAACGAAATGTTCTCAACATCAACTTTCCAACGTGTTACTGGACAGTTCGTTACCTTTACAGGGACTGGCACCTCTCTCGGGTCAAGTAAGATCCGAGCTAAAGGTGATCCTTTCGGGTTCAATACCAACGAGGCTTCCCTCAATGGTATGCAGCTATCGATATTGGGTGCATTAGGCATGTCCCGATTGAGATAAGCAGTTTCCAGGGTTTGCGACCCGAGTTATGCGTAAAACAATAAGGAACTTCTAATGTTAGCAGATCCACAGTCCGTCACAGTTAATGCCGTTGCTATCAGTCTACCTCGGACCCAAAGTGGTCCAACGGTAAACCAGTACACAGCGGCTGACGGGAACACGTACGTCAATACGAAGCAGAATGTTACTGCTTCGCGTTTTCGTCGTGAAGTTCGGCTGTCGCAGCGTAAAATTGCGGCAGATCCAATTTCCGCAGTAAATAAGGAAATTGGTGTCAGTGTTTATCTCGTCATTGACGAGCCTAAGACTGGCTTTTCCGACACTGAGATCGGGTACCTGATTGATGCCTTGAAGCTTTGGTTGACTTCAACCAATTACAACAAGGTTCTGGGTGGCGAGTTTTAAATGAAACTCTTCTCCAGGCTCGCGAAGCTTCTTGTGAAAATTCGCGATTTACTAAATCGGATTCTTCCGGCTTAGTACAGGTACTCCCAACATACGTTGGAGTTAGCTTAGACGGTCTATATTCCTCAATATAAATGGAGGTATATATGAAAAGACCGACCATGCTCCTAGTCAAGGCCTTGCTCGAACAATTGAGCTTGGACCTAGACTTGTCCGTAGAACGCGACATACAAAGAATTGTATGTCGTTACAAACACGAGGGGTTATCGTTTTTAACTTTAACCCTTCCGAAACTTTGCGATGCTCTCGAGAGAGGCATCGAAAGTGGAACGTTCACATGTCCAAGCGAATTCGCTAAACATGGAAGTCTCCCCCGATTTCTCGGAGGTTTCTTCAAACGTGTGTTTGATAAAGATGGTAGGCTACAAAAAGAAATATGCCCTTATACCATTCTTGGTATTCGGCAAGTTTGCACCTTCTTTAAGAAGGTAGAACTTGATTGCACTGGCAGTAGAGAAGCTGCCGCAGCTCAGCATTTTCTGGATGTAGAAGGCGAACTCCGCCGTGTGACCCCTCAAATTGAGAGAAAGGACTTAGTCCTTGAGCAAGTATCAAGAGTTCTTTGGGCTCAGGTATTTCCTGAGCTTGATTACACTCGTCTTGTTTGTCGCCACGGCCCTGGTTTCACTGCGGATGCTTTTCGTTCAAATGAACGATTTGAAATCCGAAAGTGGAACGAGAGAAGTGAGTACTCCTTCCCAAGCGATCTCCACTGCTTCTCCAATTACGGACAAGCAGCAGATTATGCCCAAGGAGGAGCCAATTGTGAAAGAGGTCCCGAATTTCTACCGCTACGCTCAGAAGAGGGCGTAAGAGTAGCATTCGTTCCTAAAACACAGAAGGCGCCACGCGTTATTGCTATAGAGCCTTCACACGTGATGTACATGCAACAGTCCGTAAAGGACTACATGTATAAGACGTTGGAGGAGCATAGCCTGACTCGCAATTCAATCCGATTTACGGATCAAAGTGTGAATCAGAAACGCGCTTACACTAGCAGTAAAGATAGACGAGCCGCTACGCTGGACCTGAAAG